ACTACTTTCGTCTATATTGTATCCTGCGTCCATTATTTCTAAAGTATCAGCATTTTGTAGTCTTCCTACAATTTCAGCTAAAGTGTGTAAAGTTCTACCTGTAGGGTCGATAACGTCATATACGTCTATTCCGTGGGCTAATTCAATAGATTTGTTTATGTTATCGTAGATAGTATCTTCACTATAATCGTTGTCTAGTGCTTTTTGTAGTCTAGTTTTCATTTATCTTTCCTTGTAAAGTAATTTCCGTATAGTGTAAATAACTCTTTACATAGTTTTTGTGGTTCAGTATATGCTTTTTCTAAGCCTATGTCTTTTTTCTTCCCATCTAAATCTTCTAAGTTCCAAATTATTTCAGAGAAAAAAACTTGAATGATACTTATTTTAGACCAACCAAGACTTTTTAATGCATAAAAGCAATTTCTTACAACTTCTTCCATTGCGTGTCTATCAGTATCAAAGTGAGAATTATCTTTCTCATAAGATATTTCTTGAGTTCCACAGTCTACTGGTACATTTCTTAATGTAAATTTCATTTTCTCAACCTTTTTGTTACTGTAAGTTACTAACGTATCAGCAAACAATACAAGTAATTTTAAAAATATTTTGTAAAAATTTTCAGTATCTTTGGTTTGTACTTATAAGTTGTATACTAGAATAGTTCTATTTGGCTCTATATTACCTCTTAATCAAGAGATTATCTATTTAATGGGTATTCGTATCGCTTAGTAATAATTCTAACAGTTTTGAAGGTATTTCATTAGTTTTACTATTTAATCTATAATATAGGTAACTAAGTGTTTCGTGCTCTGCTTCATTACCTCTTACTCCTGCTGTATGAGTAATCTTTTCTACTTCATACTCTTTTACTGTTACTTCCTTTGTTTCTTTCCATATTGCTTGTTCGAAGAGCTTGTCTAGGTTTTCTATCTGACTTGTCCTTACTGGGGTTAGAATTAAAAATCCTATCGTAATTTTCTTTATAACGTTTAATATCATTTATTCTACTCTTATCTCCTTTGCCATTCATCTGATTTCCTTTTTCTTTCTTTATATATACGTTAGTATATATATTTCTTTCTTTATTTAGTTAAGTAGTTAGTTTCTTGGCTTAGTTCGCCTAATAATTTAATAAGAAAAAACAAATTCTACAAGTAATTTATTAATATAATATAAAAATAAAATAATACTTGCATCTACATATAGTTTATTTATATATTAATAGCGAGATTATGAATAGAATAAAAACAATAGCTCAACTAAACTGTGCAAACTGGAATACTGGTAAGTGTATAGGATGCGTTTTCTCTAAGAAGAAAAACAGTTTAGGTTATTTTATAGATTCAAAGCTTAGTGGGAAAGACTGTAAGGTAGAAGAGGGTTGTGATTATTTTGAATCCATAGTAATACCGGGAATAGCTGATGACCGGATACGTAAGTCAGTAGAAAAAATGAGAGGTTTATAATGAGAATATTTACAGCATTAGGAGTAATGTTTTTAAATTTGTATTTTGTAATAGAAGCACTTGTACTAGCAATAGTAATTAAAATAATAATGGGATTATATAAATGAAAAGAGCAATAGTAACACCAGATAAGCACTTTCCCTTTGAGGATAAGCCTGCTATAAAGGTTCTTTGTAAAGCTATTGAATTAGTAAAGCCAGATATATATATTGATTTAGGTGACACAGGAGAATGGGAATCAGTTTCTCATTGGCAATGGAAGAAAAAGAAAAGACCACCATTAGAATATCAACTACCTTTTGTTGTAAAAGAGATAGAAGCTGTAAACAAAGGTATGGATGTAATTGATAAGTCTTTGGATAAGGCAGGGACAAAGGAGAGACATTTCATTGAAGGTAATCACGAAGATTGGCTTAATAGGTTTTGTGAAGAAAACCCATACCTATCTAAGCAAATGCTTGTCCCAAATGCTCTTAAGCTTAAAGAAAGAGGATACAAGTATCATAAGATTGGAAAGATGCTTAAAATCGGAAAGCTCAACTTTTATCACGGACATCATTTCGCTGGTGTTCATCATACTCGTAATCATCTCATACGTCTCGGTGGGAATGTTATGTATGGACATCATCACGACATACAACAATCTAGTGTCACTCATATAGATGGCGTAAAGTCTGCTTGGTCTATCGGTTGTTTAAAAGATATGAGTGCAGAGGCAAACGAGTGGTTAGGGAACAGACAACACAATTGGCAACACGCTTTTGCTGTTGTTGATTTTCATCCCAATAAAAACTTCAATGTTACAGTTCATCAGATTGTAAATGGAGTAAGTACTGTAGATGGTAAGGTACTTAAGGCAAAATGAAAAAGAAAAAGATAAAGAGCGTTGAACACCCTCTATTCCAAGATGAGAAGGAATTTAAACACTATATGCCTAACAAGGCTTTAGTAACCAATTGGCGAAATGGTTTAGAGGGTGACTGGGTTCTTACTGACGATGGTCAAGTATGTATGATATTAAAAAGAGGAGGACTAAAAGCGTCAGGTACTGATAAAATTTACAATTACTACGTTAGAACTGTTATAGGTTCTTACATTTGTAAACCATCTAACGAGATGAAAGGTGATATAAAACGTAATATATATACATTTGGTAAAGATAAAACAAAGTATGATATTAATAGAGATAGGGTAAAGCCTACATCTAAAGAGTTTTTATTTGCTAAGTATGTTGCAAAAGGTGAAAACATAACAGACGCTTTTATATCTGCTTACCCTACAAATAATAGGATTTATGCAGAAAGAGAAGCTAAAATTTTAATGAATACAAAAAGGGTACAAGGTTTGATTAAAGAAGAAATAGCAAAGGTTATGAGTGAGGCTGATATAACGCCTCTTTATATACTAGAAAAGATGAAAGATATTATTGAGTCTGATGCTTCTAGAGATAGTGATAAAGTTTCCCTACTTAAAGAACTTGTTGCTATAGCAGGAATGAGAGATACAGAAAAGAAATCAGAATCTGTAACTGTGTTCCAAGGTTTTTCCCCGGAGCAATTAGATGCAATAGGTAATAATAACGTAAAACAAATAGCGAAAGCTGAAAGGACGGAAGAAAAATGAACCTATATGAAGTATGCATACAGGTATTAGAGCAGGCTAGTGAAAACGATAACGACTTAAAAGATAGTATGTCAAGAGAGTACATAGCAAATGAGATATATGAACTTTTCTATGAGTATCAAATATATAGTGAGAAGTTTGATACTGGATATATAGAAGACGTAAAAGACTTTTGGGATTATAAGAACAGATTCGATGAAGATAGATAAGTTAGCTGTATATGGCACATTACGTGATGGGAAAAAAGATACTTGGATAGTAGATGGTTATGACTTATACTTTCCCGGTCATAGAAACTACCCTGCCGCTATGCCTAATGAAGATGCTACTGGTTTAGTAGTAGAAATATTAGATGTAGATGAACAAGATATAGCAGGTTATGATGTTTATGAAAGTGTTGGAATGGGATTATATGAAAGAAGAAAGGTTACAGCTAAAAAAGATGATGAAGAAATAGAAGCTTGGATGTATACCATAGGGACTTTAATGTTGCAGAACACAGGAGTATTTCAAAAAGTACCTAGTAAGGATTGGTTTTCAGATAAATGCCAAAAGCTGATACGTTTAACATAAATAAAAACAACGTTTCTGAAAAGGAACGAGTCTTAGAGTTGGCTAGAAAGGATGTAGTCTCCTTTGGTCAACTATTTCTACCTGAAGACTATATGAAGTCTACCCCTGCCCCATATCACTATGAACTAAGTGATTTACTACTAGACCCAGATAAAAAAAGAAATTGTATTATATTACCTAGGGGTCATAGTAAGTCTACGTTAGCTAAGACAGCTTTATTATATCATCTTTACTTTAATCCAGAGGGTAAAAAAGAATTTATAGCTTGGGTAGCAGAAGAACAATCACAGGCTATAGACCATATAAAGTATATACAAAACCATATAGAAATGAATCCTGCTTTAAATTATTATTTTGGAGACCTTAGAGGTAGTAAATGGACAGAGAAAGAGTTTACTACTAGTAAAGGAGATAGAATTATAGCTAAGGGTACATCTCAAAGACTACGTGGTCGTTCCCAACTAGGTCTTAGGTATACTAAGATTATACTTGATGACTTTGAATCTGAGCTAAATACAAAGACTCCAGACAGAAGGAGGGAAATAAAAGAGTGGGTTATGTCTACAGTTGAACCAGCATTAGAAAACTCAGCAGGTAATGAGGGTTCTGTATGGTTAATAGGTACTATTGTACACTATGATTCATTTCTTCAAAGTATATATGATGGTTATCAAGAAGCTATAAGAGATAAAAGAAAGTATGCTTGGGATGTTATGTATCACAAAGCTATTGATAGTGATGGTAATGTATTATGGAGTTCATACTTTTCTAAAGAAAAATTAGATGATATACGTAGAAGATTCGAAGACGTAGGTTTATCTCATAAATTTGCACAAGAATATTTAAATGAAGCTAGGGATTTAGAAAATGCTAAGTTTAAAACAGATAGGTTAGAATATTATGACCACGAATTTGAAAGTAAAAACGGTTATGCTTATTTGGTTAATAGTAAAGAAGCTGTACCCATTAATGTTTATCTTGGCGTTGATTTAGCGTATGAGTCTACTGCTTCTAGTGATTATCAAATAATTATGGTAGTAGGTATAGATAGCGATAGAAATGTTTACGTCATAGACTATATGAGAGAGCATATACCTTTATATGATATGCCAGATGAAATATTTAATTATGCAAAAGAGTATTCTCCTGTTAAAAGAGTTAACGTTGAACACGTAGGTGCTCAAGGTATTATTAAAGACGCTGTTAATAAGATGACAGGCACAGATAGAAAGGTAGCTCCGGGTGTAGCACTAGGTGTTAGACCTCCAACTGGTATTAAAAAAGAAGATAGGCTTGAATCTTTATTAGCTCCTTTAGTTAATAGACGTAAGATGTTTATTAAAAGAAAGCATACAACATTAGTTGATGAAATGTTTCAGTTTCCAAAAGGAAAGAATGATGATATACTTGATGGTCTGTGGTATGCTGTAAATAAGTCTAGACCACCTCTAAGTAAAAGGTTTGAAGCGTCTGAGTTTAAACAAGATAAAACTAAATCTCGTAAGATTGAAACAGTAAAGAGAACTATTTCTTGGATAACAGGTCAAAAGGTATAAATAATACTTGCATTTTTTATATTTTTTAGTTAAATTTATAACATTAAAAAAAAGGTATAGCTATTTCTAGTATAAGAGAGTTAGAGAGTAACGAGGTAAAACACTCTGAAGTTAATAGACAACTTTGGAGACAATGGAAAGATGCAAGAGCTGACTGGGATGTAGAAGCTCGTGATGCGGTAGATTTCTTTTTAGGTAATCATTATTCACAAGAAGAGTCAGATGCTCTACGTGCAGTAGGTCAAGGTGACTTTGTTATAGACCGTGTGTATGCCGCAATCGAAAAGCTTAAGTCTTTGCTTACTTCTCGTTCTCCTAAGTATAGTGCAGTTGGTAGAGAGGATTCAGATAGTAGAATGTCTAATGTCTGGAGAACTTTACTAGAGTATGTATGGGATATATCTGATGGAGATACTCAGTTTAAACAAGCTGTACACGATTATGCTACTGCAGGTATGGGTTACTTTTATTCTTATATAGACCCAGAAGCAGACTACGGAAGAGGTGAAGTTAAGATTACATATGTAGACCCATTCCGTGTTTATATAGACCCTGCATCTAGAAATAGATATGCTGACGATGCTTCAGGTATTATCTTATCTACTATTCTTACTGAAGACCAACTTCTTAATATGTATCCTCAAGTTGAACCTGTAATAGATGACTTAGAGTCTTATTATGACGAAGAAGATTATCCATCTTCTGGGAAGAGAAATAGTTCTAAGTCTTTTACACCTGACAGTACATACGAATCTGAGTATAATAGAGTTAATAAATATAGAATATTAGAAAGATTTACTAAGGTTAAAGTACCTTTTTATCGTATATTTAATAAACAAGATGGTTCTGAATCTATATTAGATATAGATAAGTACGAAAGATTTTTACAAAATGAACAAGCACAGCTACTAATGAAAGCAGGTATGATAGAAATAGTAGAGGTAGTGCAAACAAGAATTAAAGTCACAGCAACTGCTGGTGACATTTTACTGTATGAACAAATATTAAATACAGATATATATCCTATTGTTCCAGTTCCTAATATATGGACTGGTACACCATATCCAAAGTCTGATATATCTAAAGTTAAAGATTCACAAAGACTTTTGAATAAGCTTTTCTCTCTCACCCTCTCGCACGCTCAGGCTTCTGCTGGACTTAAGTTACTAGTCCCAGAAGGGAGCGTAGATGATTTGGGGCAGCTAGAACAGGACTGGGCAAAACCCAACGCAGTAATACCTTATAATCCTGAATTTGGTGCTCCGCACTTTCCTGCCCCACAATCACTCTCAAATGAGTTCTATAACTTAATAAGTAGAATAGAACATTATATAGATTTGAGTATGGGTATACCTGAACTAATGCAGGGTTTTAGAGAGGGAGCTCCTGAGACAGTAAGAGGAACTGCGATGCTTGCCGAAATGGGTGAGACTCGTGGTAAGTCTAAGCTTAGGGATATAGAAGGAAGTTTGACTAGACTAGGTCGTAATGTTTACAACTTAGCTAAGGGTCATTATACTTACGCAAAGACGTTTAGAATCATACAACCAAATAATGATATTACTGAATATACAGTTAATATGTATGATGATAAAAGTCAGGAACTTAATGCCATACAAAATGACATCACGATAGGGCATTATGATGTGAGAATCATATCCGGTTCAACTTTGCCATCAAACAGGGTAGCAGAATATAATATGTACCTTGAGGCATTTAAGATGAATCTGGTAGACGATGTCGAGGTTTTAAAGAAAACTGAAATCTTTGACAAACAAGGTGTCTTACAGCGAAAGGGACAAATGTCTCAGTTGCAATCTTATGTACAACAATTAGAAGCTCAAGTTAAGAAACTTAGTGGAGACCTTCAAACCGCAGAGCGTGAAGCAGTAAGCTCAAGGAAGAGGACAGAAACTGAGAAGTTCAAAAGCAGGCTTAATGAGATTCAAAATGATACTAAGTTTAAAACTAAAGTACAGGTTGATAATCTAAAAAGAATAGTTGATACAGAAGAAGGAGCTGTAAGAAATTGAAAACAGAAGTAGTGGGGACATTTCCACGGTTCTGCTTTTATGGACATCTGCAAAAGGTGATGCTAATAATAAAAGAAATCGAGGAATAAAATGGAAGACGCTATGAACGGAGACGCTAACACAATAGAAGGTGTGGAAGGTCAAGTTTTAGAACAAGTTGTTGAGCCGGAACAAGTAGGAGGTCAACCTGCAGAGCAGGGATATGAACAGCCTATTGATGATGCTAAGAAGTTTCAGTCAATGTATGACAAGAAAACAGCAGAGTATGAAAAGCTTAATAATGAAGTCGAGGAACTTCGCAAGTATCAACAATTAGGTCAGGTCTTAGAACAAAGACCAGATGTTGTTGAGGCTATGAGAAACACTTTAAGTGGAAGCAAAACAGTAGAAGAGCAACCTAAACAAGAGCAACTTAGTGAAGATGCTTTTGACCCATGGGAAGCTTACTACAAACCCGGTTCACCTTCATATGAAATGAGGGTAAGCCAAGAAAAGAATCTTGTGAATAATGCTGTTCAAGAACAGTTCTCAGGATTACAAAAACAGATGGCTCTTAATAACTTGAAACAAGACCTTACCACTAAGTACGGGTTTGAAGACCCTGCGATGGCTGATGACTTTATACAATTCGCAACAAATCCTAGGGATGAACTTCCTATCGAAATGTTAGTTGATGTATATAGAAAGTATAAGGGAGGAGAAGAAAAAGTTTCTCCTAACTTAGAAGCTGTTCAAAGGACTCAGAAAATTGCACCTACGGCTGGCGTCGTACAAGGTGCTAGTCCTGAGCAACCCAATGAAATAGATAGTGTATGGTCTGGAGTTATGGGGCAATCTAATAGAAAACAATACTAAACTCAAGGAGTAACAAATGAGTAGTTACAATTCAGGAATTGTAAATGTTGGAACTCCGGGTACATCTAATACAGATTATCATTCCCGGAGACTATTCAACTTCTCAGACCGTGTCGCTGACTTAGCTCCAGAGGAATCTCCATTCTTCGTATATCTTTCAAAGGTAGCTAAAGTCCCTACGGATGACCCACAATTCCGATTTTTAGAAGACCGTTCTAAAATAGCAATGACAGACAGAAGTTTTGCTTTAGACGGTTCACATTCAATACCAGCATCTGGTTCTTCAATTACTTATACAGTTGAATCATCTTCAGGTAGTGAAACATCAGTAGATTGGTTAATGAAGGGAATGGTTTTTGCAGTAGGATATGAAGAAAGCAATTCACCTGAAACAATTATAGTTAGAATCGAAAGTGCACCTGTAGATAATGGTAGCGATACTAGCTTTGTTGGTAAAACAATATCAGCTATAGATGGAGCAGAAACAGGAGCAGACACAACAAGTTGTCAAGTTATCGGTACATCTTTTGGAGAAGGTTCTGGAGCACCAGATGTTTTCTCACAAGAGTTAGATGATGATTTTGGATTTACACAAATCTTTAAAACAGCTTGTGAAATGTCTAATACAGCTAGAGCAACTAGATACCGTGGTTATGAAGATGAGTTCCAAAGAATTTGGAATCTTAAACTACGTGAACATAAAGTAGACATCGAAAGAGCTATGCTTTTTGGTCAACGTGCAAGCGTTGGTGGAATACAATACTCAGAAGGTATTGCAGGTCACATTATCAAAAATGGTACAGCAGTAGTAGATGATGGGGTTTTATCTTATTCTTCAGGAGCTCCTTATTTTAGAAGCTCAAGTGCGGCTGAGTTAACATATGACAGACTTCTATCTGATTTCGAAGTTGTATATGACCCAGCTCGTGGCGGTGGAGATTCAAAGTTAGCATTAGCAAGTTTACCTGTTATTACCTTTTTTAATAAGTTAGGTGCAGATGCTTTCTTAAACACCACAATGCAAGCTGGAACTTCAACTACTGTAAACGACGTTTCAAATCTTCGCTACAACCTTTCTGAAAAGCAAGGTTCATACGGTCATAGAATCTTAAGTGTTGATACAATTCATGGACAAATGAATTTAGTCAAAGAGCCTTTGTTTAGAGGTCACGCTTCAGGTTTCTTATGTATGGTTGATTTAGACCACGTAGCTTACAGACCATTAGTTGGTAACGGTGTTAATCGTGATACTCAGATTATGACTAACGTACAATCAGCAGATGAAGATTTACGTAAGGATATGATTATGACTGAAGCTGGTTTAGAAGTTAGTCTTCCAGAGACTCACTATTTAATTAACTTAGAAGGAGTTTAATTATGGCTAGAGCAAGTGTAATAAATAGCAATAGTGGAAGTGAAGGTGAATTAGGATTAAGTCACGAATGGAAGCTAACTCAATACACAACTAAAATAACAGTAGCTGATGGTGCTACTACAGGTAAAGAAAGTGCAATAGCTATGCCGGCTCACTTTATGCCTACTTGGGTTGCTGTTACAGCTGAAAATGCTAGTACCAATGCATGTAATCTTGTAGACGTAGGTAATGATGCTGATACTGATGATTATGTAGATGGAGCTGCTTTAGCAGTAGGTCAAAGTGCTGGTTTTAAGGGAATCTTATCTTGTAATGGGTTAAGAGGAACTGGAAACGGTATAGATGGTGCATTAGCAACTGCTGACGAAGTTGAGATTGCTGTATCTGCTGACCCCGGAGCTAACACTTTAGTGTTAAGACTTGACTTTTTTGGTATAGGTCTTAAATAAACTGAATAAATAAAGTTAACAGTACGGAACTGTGGGGGTTATCGAATAAAGGGTGACCCCCAAAATCCTAAAGGAAAATATGAATTGTGTAAAATGTAAAAATCCAAACCCAGAACAATGGTTCTACTGTAGGAAGTGTGGAAGCAGAGCTTCTGAACCTACATACACAACTAATATGTTTATGCAAAGTGAGATTGGTAAGAGAAGTGATATAGAATTTTCAACAATGAGTATGGATGACCATATTGCAAAAACTAAAAAAACAAATAAACATACTAGTAATAAAATTTGGAAAGAAAGAATTAAACAAGCAGGTGCTGTTTAATGGCTAACTTTGACGTACAGATACAGGATATTATAGGTACATTTAGTGACCAAGCAGCTATGGATGATTTTATGACTGCTGGATGTAAAGAGATTATAAATGCTTTACCTCCTCAGCTATTATTAAAGTGTGCTGACTTGACTACTTTAAACAATGTTACACCTAGTCTTGATACCCTAGATACAAAAGGTTTAGTCTTAGATGTTCTTAGATATGATGGAACTATAGACCAACCTTGTAGGTTAGTTCCTGTTTATAAAAGAGGTAGAATACAAGATGCTTCTGATATGGAAGTAGCAACTGTTACAGACCCAGCATATTTAATATTAGATAATGTACTAGAAATTTACCCAGAACCTACATCTTCTCAAGTAGGAAGAGTTCATCACGTTATTTATCCTACTGTAGATGCAAGTGCTGTTTCTACCATAGCTAACTTTCCAGATGAAGCTGAGTACTTAGTGGTATTATATGCTTGTATAAAAGCAGTTCAACAATTATTAGCTACAGAAGAAGATATAGAATTATATAATCCTATGTTAGCTCAATTAAAAGATGATTACAGTAAAGGACTAGCACAGCTAGTAAACTAATATGGCAGTACATTCAATAAGTGTAAAAGAATTAATAAGTCGAGTAAGACTTGTATTCCCAGATGCTCCTGAAGCTTATATTATGAATTTAATTAATGATGCTTTAGTAGAAATAGGAATGTTTAAAACAAAAGTAGTGACATCTAAACTTAACCTAGAGTCTAATAAAATGTATTACGATTTAGCTGATGGAGCAACAGATTCTAGTGGAAAAACACTTGAAGCTAATCACGTATTAAGAGTTTATATAATAGACAATGAAGGTGATTACATTAAAATACCTAGGTTGATTGATAAAGAGATTCTATTAGCAGATGTTACAAATGAATCAAACTTAAACGTACCAAATTAATATGGCTTTAGCAAAACATAAAACAACATTAACTATTGGAGATGGGGGATTAAATAATTCTAACCATATTGGCGATTATATAATTTTATACGGAGTATCTCTTGACTCTACTGCAAAGCCTGCTTATTCACAGAAAAAATACGCTTTTTACTGGGGAGTTTCGGAAACTTCTGCCCCAACTGTTTCGGGAGCAGAAGTAGTTAAAATAACTATTGGAACATCGGATAGTGCAAATACAATAGCAAATAAAACAAACTCAGCTATTGGTGTACATTTCATAAATTCATCATTCACAGACAATGTAGTTACTGTTGAAAATACTTACGTGGGTAATGTTTCGGATTCAGAGTCAGGTACTGCTAGTAATATTACAGTAGCTAATACGGTTTCTGGAACTGGTTCTTTTATTAGTAATCTAAAGTATCCAGAAAATAATGCAATGTATTTTATAGAGGGAGATAAGTTAGCTATTTTATCAGAAGTAGATTCTTCAGGAAATCAAAACACTACAGCTAGAAAAAGTTTAAAAGCTATACAAGAAAATTTAGTAGAAGGTTTAATGATTCAATACTATGCAGAACCAAATAGCGTAACTGCTATAACAGATAACTTAGATATAGATAATGCACTTGAGCTTTCCGTAGTAGACTATGTTAAAAAATGTTTATATATGGATAAAGCTGGTAAGACAGCAGACCCTAATGTTATGCAAGCGTCAATGGCTATGGCAACTAAACACGAAAGAAATTTTAAAGAAGCTATACAGAGGTATGGTGTCCGCAAAAAGGATAAGACTGGTGGCTCAAGAGTCGTCAAAGTACCGAATTTAGTTTAACCAATATAGAGGCTTTTAAAGCGGTGGTGGAGGAATATAGGATAAACAATGTCAGACATAAATAAGTTTACAACAAAAGAAGTTCTTAACAAGGTTCTTCTAGACTCTTCAGGTAATGCAGTCAATGCATTTTCTCACACAACACAAGAAGCCTTCAATGCGGCTTTAGATGATACTAACAGTAGATTAAACGTAAACCTTGTAGGTGGTACTATAGGTGGTGACGTAACTATTACTGGCGACTTAACTGTTAATGGTGATGGTGCAGGAGCTTACGATGAAATAATAAACGGTCAATTAGAAGTTAGAGGAGATGCAACTGATTCAGCAACAGGCATGACCGGATTCTTAACTCTATCTACTGCTTTTACAGATATTAATGCTACAGACCAATTAGGTCGAATTAATTTTCAAGCTCCTTTAGAAGCTGGAGGTACAGATGCAATATTAGCCGGAGCTTCAATTTATGGAATAGCTGAAGCAACTTTTGCAAATAATAATAATTCAACTGGTATCGCTTTTGCAACTGCTACAAGTTCAGTTCCCATTGAAAGAATGAGGATTGATAGCTCAGGTAACGTAGGTATAGGAACTTCTTCTCCAACAATGAGCCTTGAAATTTCAAATACTTCTTTTGGTGACCAGTTGAGATTG